TTACATATTTTCGATGATCGCGTCACCAAACTCTGAACATTTCAGCAGTTTAGCGCCATCCATCAGGCGTTCGAAATCGTAAGTCACAGTTTTGTTAGCGATAGCGCCTTCAACACCTTTAACAATCAGGTCAGCCGCTTCGAACCACTCCATGTGACGCAGCATTATTTTTGCGAGATCATGTTATCTAACTGATTTTATTGATCAAAAAGCAAGAAAGCATTGCTTTGCATGTCCTTTGTTAACGAAAATAAACGCTATAAAATCCAATAGGTTGCATAGAGTTTTGGGGAAGACTTTTATCGCAACCCTGTATAAATTTCACTCATTACAATCTAAGATTGTTAGTTGTAACGGGTTAGTAACAGTTACGCTCATTTTACGACTGGCAGGTCTGCAAAACGGGTCGTGTAAGCTGGTGAAAGCATCTCTCGCTTCATGGCCCATGATTTCTCAATTCCCTGCCCCGCAAAAAATAAATTAGCCTTTCCGCTCTGATTTAGCCCATCTAATACTCGCATCAGAGCTTCGCTGTTAGGCTGTGGCTTGTACTCATCAAACAGATTGAGCTGAGACACACCCTGGCTGAAAAAGTCGCCTAACATCACACCTGCTTTCATATAACGGTGTCCATCTACCCATATGTCATCAAGTGCGTCCATAGCAACACGGATGATGTCGCGAGTATCATTAGAAGGCGTAAGCAGCTTTCGCGAGGCCTGATTGCCATAAAAGACTTCACCCTCTGCGTGCGGACTGGTTCGGACAAATACTGCTATCTGCTTACAGAACTGCCTTTCTTTTCTCAGCTTTTCGGCTGCCCGCTCTGCGAAAGAGCAAATAGCCTGACGCATGTAAATGTATTCAGTGATACGTGAGCTGAATGAACGCGAGCACACTATCTGCTGTTTAGTTGGTGCAAACTCTTCGAGCTCCAGACATGGCTCCCCGCGCAGTTCTCTTACTGTGCGCTCCAGCACCACGTTAAAATGCTTACGAATGATGTAAGTGCTTTGCTCTGACAGATCTTTTGCTGTAATGACGCCCATGGCATTCAGCTTCTTGCTTATGCGACGGCCAACACCCCAGACATCTTCAACCGGCACCAGCGCCATCAGTTTCTTTTGACGTTCAATATTCGACAGGTCTAGTACGCCGCCTGTCTTTGACCACTTTTTTGCAGCGTGATTTGCCAGCTTAGCCAGGGTCTTGGTTGGCGCAATGCCAACCCCTACGATGAGATGCGTTTCCTGCTTGATACGCGCCCTAACACGGCGTCCGAAATCTTCCAGTGGTTCAATGCGGCTCATCCCTTCGAGATTCATAAACGCTTCGTCGATTGAATAAATTTCCACAGCTGGGGCCATACCCTCAAGCGTGGTCATTACCCTGTTCGACATGTCAGCATAAAGTGCATAGTTCGAACTGAAGATATGGACGCCATGCTTTCTGAATTCGTCTTTAAGCTTGAAGTAAGGTGCTCCCATCGGCACCTGCAACTTTTTAGCTTCTGCGGAACGTGCAATGACACATCCATCGTTATTCGACAGGACGACCACTGGTTTACCGCGCAAGTCAGGACGAAATACCGTTTCGCAACTCGCATAGAATGAGTTCACATCAACCAATGCGAACATCACATACCGCCGTTCGGATTGAACACCTGAAACACTCGCTCATCACCGTCTGTAGGTGAGATATCACGGAACGTAGTCGTATGTGTCTCTATCCACTTATTCGCAGAGTTGAGGGTGTAATGCCAGTTCATCCGGCCTAGCTCTTTTACAAAGTCGAGTGTACTGATGGTGAATCGGCCTTCAGCATCGCGCTTAATCGCTTGCCTGAAAGCCATCATGATTTCGTAGTCGCGTGGCATACCAAACCTCCTGTGATTAATACTGTATATATAAACAGTAATATCAATTAGTGGATTTGATCAAGCCGAAGCGGGACTCAAATTTGTAAAGTCGCTGAGGACGCTGAATTCTTAGGCTAGATGGTTAGGTTTCGCACAACTTATCTCAAACTTCCCCACACGCAGTCTGCAAAAACAGGCGCGGACTGTACCTGCCCTGTCGCCCATCCTTTTAATTACCAAATTACAAACTTCTTATTTTGGTCGTCATATTTACTTGAGGGCCATCAGTTTGTTTAACAAAACCGCTTATACCCTGACCCATTAACCCAACGCCGATGATGTTTTTCGTAGAAGGCGCGCGGACGCAGCCTACAATGGAGAATGGACAATGGTATGGTCACTTTTGAGGTCGATTCCGAAACTGCAACAGAAACGTTTATCGAGGCTGGTTCCCAGCCTATTTTTTCATGAATGGCAATGCCAGCGCGCAGATGGGAATTGCGAAAATAAAGCTAAAAATCCAGTGCAGTGCTCTGATTTTACTGTTACCGACTGGATCGACAGTGAAAAACTTCTTCTTCCAAACTCCTTTCCCAACAACTCGCATAACTAAATCTTCGAGTGTCAGCTTAGCAAATGGGTATAGAAAACAGTTCACTAATGCCACAGCAGTCATAATCTGATTTCTTAGCCCTCCCGGATTAATAATCCATGGGTAAGCGAACAAAGCCAGCATCATCAATCCAAAGCAAAAATGTATCGCGTAATTTTTAGCGTTCATTTCAATTCCTCTTATGTCCATTTCAAGTGAATTTATCCGTAACTCTCGCTAATACAATTACTTTACTCTATCAAGCCAGCCTCACTTTGAATGAAAATCAGAGAGGTTAGTCACAAACAATTCACTTTTCTTTTGGGATATCTTTTAACCTCGTGGTGTAACGGGGCAACAGCATTTTCCTCATTCTGGTAGTGCAATGTCATTTGTGCGCGGGATCATCAGCAGAAGGGCTAAAAAACCGCTTGGCGGCGGTTCATTCTCAACTAACTCTTAGAACCATCGAGGGTCCACTCTTTAGGTTTACTCTCTATAATATTGCCGTCAGCGCGAACAGAAGCATCAATCGCATTCCGGCAGTCCTCCGTGCCGCGTGGGTCGGACGTTTTTTACAATCTTCAACTTTTGCATTGCGTTCCTTATCGTGCGTCTTATACCACTCAAGGCTCTGCGTGCCAGCATCGCAACCGGTAAGTAGGGTTGCCAGTAAACCCATTGAAATCATTCCAATTTTCATCACATATTACTTTTTGTGGATTAATTGCGACGGCAATTCAAGCGCCATTTTTAGGCATATTAAGCAAGTAGTTTACTCAAATTGAATAAAAATGTGTAAGCAGCACTGGATTTTCTTAACCCGAACAGATTAAGATGTTTCTTAACAAGAATAAAAATAAAGCAGTACAATGGTTTTCATATAGCAAGGAAAAGTAAATGAGTAAACCCGTATCTGGTGGCGAAGTCATTGGGGGCATCGTCCTTTTGGTATTGGCCGCACTTCCGTTGGCTCTTATTGGGCTTTTCTTCCTCTGGCAAGGAAAAGGAATTGAGAAATATGTTGGATCAGCATTGCCTCTCGCGATCGCGTTCGGAATCACGCAAAGCGTGATAAAAAAATTAAGCGGTAAATAGCCCTTAATTTAGAGTTATGAAGGGAAGGAGTCACCTTCCCTTATTTTATTCGCGGAATATCTTTTATTCGCGTGGTGTACCGAGGCGACAACATCTCACGATTCATCTGCAACGCATTGTGCCGCTCTCCCTGGCCCGCAAAAAATACTTTTCCTCTTCCGGATCGATTGATGCCGTCCAACGCTGCCATTAACGCGCCAGCATTTGCACGCGACTGCGGCTCACTGAACATGTCAAACTGCGTCATGCCTGACTGGTAAAAATCACCCAGCATCACCCCCGCTTTGGCATACCGGTAGCCGTCCTGCCAGATAATGCCAAGACAGCCAAGACAGCCAAGACAGCCAAGACAGCCAAGTGCTGATTCGATAATGTCCCACGTATCATTATTCTGGTCAGCTATTCAGCCTAGTGAGGTAAATCTGATAAAGCCTGGTTTCCTTCATGCCGACAAATTTATTACTCCTGATATCAATATACCTCGTAACAGTAGTAATACTTGCTTCTGGCTCAAATCGGAAATCAGTTACTTTTGAGATTATATCTATAATTTTTATCTGCCCCTAAGGCTTTTTATAAGAATACTGAGGACTAATTAGAGCAAGGTGAAGAAGTGGGCAATAATGAATGGATGTAATTTCACCAGACATTCTCGGGCACCTAAAGCATCAATAAAAGTTGGGGGTTAGGAAAGTATTTCTTGCTTAATGAGCAAGAGGAATTTTATTCCCCTTTCTCATTAAGCTGATTTTAATTAACCTCTGGACTTGATCCCGCATGATTGAAAATATTTCTAAATTTCCCATTGCATAATAAAAGAACCTTACTAAATCCACCACCCCCCCTTATACAATTAGATGAAACCTCATTAAGAATCTCATCAATTATATACTCTTCAGCCTGATAAACATATTCTGATGGTAGAGTAACAATTAAGACTCGCCCAGGAGGGTAGTCTTTATCATGTTTCAAATCTATAGCTTTGATAATTTTTCCCGGAATGCTGTCTTTATACAACTTTAACTTATGTTGATTCTTCACTGGAAGTATTGAGAAACGGGACTGTTTAAAGAGGGAAAGTAAAAGGTGATCGTCTTGAGGAATGGCACCTGTTATTTCAACCACCACTTCCTTCGTTTTATCAAATGAAGTGAAGCACGCATCATAAGTTAGTCGTTCGAATCCGAGATGGATAGTATCTTCATCGGAAATATTGAACTCCCTTATAAAATATTTCAATGGAACGAACTCCTCTCTAAGAAGTTTTAATGCAGGATACTTTGTCGACCAATATCCATCTGAGGCAAAAATCATTTGATATCGCTGCTGAGTGCCTGGTTTATAAAGATAGTCGTCAATTTTTTTTACAAAGTCACCTACGCTTAATTCACCCTCAAAGAGGGTTAAATCCGGAAGTGCCATTTCAAAAGTTTTTTCTTTAGGTTTCTTAGTATCTTTTAAACTTACCTCATCCTCGTTCAGATCAATCAATGATAGATAGTATTCATGGATATCTCCCACACTCATATATTCCATTATCTCATTGAAATTATGACTCTTATTATTAACAATAATAATATCTTGGGAGCCTTCAATGAAAAAGGAGTTTATGAGCTTATGTAAGCTCATAACTAAGTGGTTTGAAATTGCCACTTGCCTATCTATATCTTCCTCAAAAAAACTAACAACCCAAACAAAACACCTATCGATATTTATTAGTTCATGCTCATGCACAAAAAATCTTTTTTTTAGTTGCTTCCCCGAATCAATGAGATATCCATTTAAAATATCATTGAATTTTCGATAATTACTCCATCCAAGATAGGCATATGGAGTGCCAAAAGGAAAAAGAACAAAAGTGTGGGATTGAGATTGTTCTTTAGTTTCTAATTCATTGACATTCATGTTAGGTTAATTCCCGCAGGGTAATGATTAATGATTTTAAAATACAAGCTACCATGTAATTCATTTTTTTGAAAAAAACGATGACAAATAAATTGAAAGGAATTAAGGTCTAGATAAATTAAATCCTTAAAGATTGAAAAGCATACGCATTGAATGCGTAGACTTGTCGATGAGCAGCCTCGTAAATCTTCTGATTTAATTCAATAGTCTGCTCCTTACTTAAATTATCTGGCCATTCATCATGATTTGGGAAATTTAGTATAATGGCAGTGCTGGGTGATAGCGGGTAGTAAAACTCAAGATCATTAACTTCTTGATGCGAACATGAAGAATGAAAATGAATATTAATAACTGGCTGATCTCCAGTTATAAAATTTATGTCCTGGTGTGCTTTGACAATGTACAAATTCATTTTATTCAGATGAGCAAATGCATAAACAAGCTCATCAACTGTACTGTATATAATGAAAGGCGAAACATGAGAAAAAACCAAATTATCGTCTAATCTTTCTAATTCTCTTTGTGCTTTTTCTTTATCGAAAGGTATTCTATGTACTTTAGCTTTTTTGCTAACAAAATCAATTAATCGTATAAGTCTTGAATGATCTTTTTTTATATCTGAAAAAATATTATTAAGACTTTCCCTCATCGCCTTTGTTCGAACATATTGCATAATGAAGAAATAAGTAAAATCGATCCTTCCTCTATCATCAATGTAAAAATTAGCATCTTCTTCTAAAAGAAGATCAATGAACTTTTGCCCGACCTCTTCGTATCTGGATTGTTTATCCTCACCTAACTGCCGACGCAGGTCATTAAAATAATTAGATGGATATGAGCTATTGGGTTTAGAGGCTTCTATTCTTTCCGCAAGATTGATAGCCTCAACTTCTCTAATTGTAAAGTATGGGTCATTATCATTTAACAGTTCATATTTTGATGTTGAAAGGATAATTGCTACCATTTTCTCAACTTCACTAAGGACTTTTAATTCATAGAAATAATTTTGCTGCGCAACTCCCATAAGTCCAGAACGAAAAGTTTTTTTTGTATTTTTATCCAAAGTCGAAAGTTGTGGATCCCTCGAATTAGTATCAGCCCAAGATTTTAAATACTTCCGGAAAACATAGTGTTGACGCTTTGTTACCTGCATTCTTTCTTTCACGTAAACATCCTCAAAACATCCCAAATAAAGCTTTAAATCATTAAGCTTAATGCTAGTTAATTGATTATCGGCATTTTTTTGAAAAAATTTAATTTTTAATTAAAAAGATATTCTATAAATACGTTCTTATTTAATCAAGCATTTTAAGAACAATCAATTTTGTCACAAATCAGACATTCTAATTTATAGATTAATCCTGCAGGGTCTGCGCTGAAGTCGATTTTTTTATGGCCCTAATAACACTGACAGTGCAATACTGGCCGCAAGGTCATCACGACGTTCTGAGAACATTATAATCTTTCTGGCAATCGCATCCGGTGTCAACTTTTCCGCTCTGAGCATCAACTGCCAGACAGCCGCTCCCATAGCCATACATGCTGCATCGTATGTTTGTTTTTCAAATTCATTTTCCATAAAGTTCCTCCTTTTCAGTGAACCCCGAATCTAACCTATTTATTTTCTCTTGGAATATTCACAAGTAAGATTTGCGACACGCCTTCCAAATAAATTTTAGTAGATGCGCTGCAAAACAAAAAACCCGGCATAAGCCGGGCTGGTGTTGGCAATACTAGATAATGAAATAAATCGAATGCAGGTAAGCTAATATTTTATTTAAACCCAGAATAGTAACTATCCAGATTAAAGCGCACCCCGTTAGCATCAGCTTCCATACAGTTTTCCTTTCCATAATACGTTAGCCTCCTCTAACAGCACTAAAATATACCCCGCATCTTCTCTCTCATAACTGGTTGTACCGATCAATAATGCGATATTGATCGGCGACACAGATCGATTGAGCTAAATTATTGATATTTAATGAATTTAACGACAACACCTTTACTAGTGGACTGTTTTTAGCCACCAGCAGCCACATACATCTCATTTAGGTAGTTTTTTAATGCAGCCTCAGCTTTCTCAGATGTTGTATTGTTCCCATCAAAAGCATATCCAAAACGAAAACGGTAATTCAGTCTCACTCCATCCAATGCCATCGAATAACAGCACACTAACTGTTGAGGATCAGTTTCGGTAATTTCAATAACATCAAGAAAATCAAACTCAACATCGTAATAACCTTGTGCATCAGGCGTGTCCAACCCACCAATGACGGACTCATCAGGAATAAACTTTGCTGTAAATGTCATTAAACTGGTTTCCACGGATCAGAAGGATTATTAACGGGATACCACATCCCATCATTTGACGCGTACAGCATCTGCATTTTTGGCGTACGTGTCGTATCGATGCAGAAACACATTCCGTAAGTGGTTTTAGCTGGGTCTGGCAGCTCTGCGTATGAGTAACGAGGAAAGCGAATAGCATCATTAAACTCCTGATACTGCATGTATCGCTTTTGACCATTAATAAAAATAGATATCCAGTCCGTTGCAGATACAGATTTCACACTAGAGGAGTCTAAAAGCAAGTCACCCGAATCCAAATCCATGCCGAACCCATTTCCGCCATATGTGCCAGAGTTTATGGCCCAGCGCCTTGGTACAGTCACGTTGTTGGCAATATCGTCAACATTGGATAATTGCGAGTTTGAAGGTACAAAATAAAATGGCGAACCTGAATTCATGCGCGGGATACTGTTTGTTTCAATGAAAACTCCGGTTGCCCGCGCATATTGTGCGACCTTCACATAGATGTGTATGGTCTGCCAGCTATGTACAATCCTGATCTCTTTGACAGGCGTACCACCCTCGCCATGCCAGTGGGCTTCTATTGTGCCGGTAGTAGCTTCGTTAGGTTTTTTCATCTCAACATACAAACGAGCTTCACCGCCGCCGAAATTCGTTGAGCCTGGGCGTGTGGCAGGCGTCGCCGTGGTTTCCCAACCGGATGCACCCAAAAAACGCACTATCGCTGTGTGGCCCAGTACAGGCAGTACGATGCGCCCGACATAGAACCATGTCTCAGCATTGTTGGAATTTTTTAAAACTGTGTCTGAGTAAGTAAAATATGCAGCCAAACCAGATCGCATGGATGCACCTGTAGCTGTAATACTGGTGCGGCCCTGATCCATTGCGTTTGTTACCGAAGGAGGCAGGCTCTTTCCATTATCCATGTCCGGCGTATAGCCAGATAAAGTATCATCAAGCGTTGCCCCCTGAGCGTAACGGCAGTTGAATTCAACTGTTTTTGCCCATTTTGTTTTAGCCGGATAGGTGGAGTTCTCCATTATGACGGTATTCAGAATCCACCCACCTTGTGAAATATCGTAGGTGTACTCGTTATTAGAAAACCAGACGTTGTACATCAGGCTCTGACCGCAACGAATCAATTGAAGAACATCAACAGTCGTATTGCTTGAGAAGTTGCTGTTTGTAATTTCTATTGCTGTGGAGTGGTTCCAGCCGCCCTTTTCAGTGTTCGACCAGCCTGCCCGTAAAAATCCGCCTGACGCTTTTGAGCAGTAAATCTGATCAAATTTGGTATCAATGGTGTCCTGAACATTAAACACCAGACCACCAGTATCATTGCAGCGAAAGGATTTAACGCGGATGTACTGTCCAGCTGCACAGACGTTTTTATAAAATGGCGTTACCGCGCCCGCGCCAATCAGCTGTAGGCCGCTGATCTCCATCCGGCGGGCGTTGACCTGAAAAACGGGTATGGTCGAAGTCTTATCTACAAAGTAAACGCGGGTAAGTGGTACAGCACCATATTCAACATCAGGCCCACGGAATCGGAATGTGCCCTGCTCAGCTTCACCTGACAGATCAAACGTTGAACTGAGGGCGATGTTACCTGCGGGCATACGCACGCCCACAGAGTTGCCAGACTGCGCCAGCGTACCGTAATACATGCGTTTCACGGCGGGCATGTCGTCTGTCGCGCCGTCCATTACCGCGCCGTAGTGAGTCACATTTAGCATGTCAGGGGTGCAATTACGTTTCCAGCGCTTACCGCCTTTGGTAACGATGATATACCCGCTATCGTCTGTCGATGTGGTGTCGTCCTGCCAGTAAACGAACGTGCCGCCGCCTTTGCCTGTGCCGATGGTGTATTCACGTACAAAGATACGCTGCCCATCCATCTCGGGTTCGGTTGCGCGCAGCGTTATGATATCGGGACATTGACCGATCTGTTTCAGCCCATCATTACCGGCCAGCTCCTGACGCAGCGCGGCATCTGCAACGCCCACCAGCTGCGCAGAGTCAATAGCCCAGCTGGTGGAATCATTGCCGGTAGTCGTCCAGGGGATTTCTGTTGCGCCAGTGAGTTTATAGAACTCCCCCTGATAACGAATAATCTGGTTGTACGAATTGATTGTGAGCGGACCAGCCTCATAATCACCGACAACCTCATAGCCAGAGTTTTGAATGAAATAATTGAACTGATCGGATTGGCTGGTGATCTGGTCGGTGAACTGCTCTGCCTGTCCGCTTAGCTGGGTATTAAACCGGTCAGATTGGCTGCTGAGCTGGTTCTCAAAATCCGCCTCCATTCCACGTATGGTTTTATGCCTGCCACCGAGACGATCTGTATATTCTCCAGAGGGTGACGTGACGAACTCATCGATTTTACCGGCGTTAAATTTCAGGTCGCGGGGTGATTCACTAGGTACTGGATTTTTGGTTGGTTGGGTAGCCATATTCATTCCATAAAAAAAGCCAGCACGTGGCTGGCTTTGTGATGGGTATATTAATCAGGGGTAAATCAGGTCGTTGTACTCCGCGAGGCTCAGGGCGGTAGTGCCATCACTGCCAGGCTGCTTTTCAGAGATTATCCAGCGTGTGGCGTCGAGTTCCTCAGTCGTGGCAATCACGTATCTCGATGGGGATTGCACCTGATGCCCGTCATAAATGTTCAGGTCGATAGCCGGGATGGCGGCAGTAAACCCAAAGTCGGTATCACTGCGCGGTGTAGCCGAGTAACGGGCGGTCGTGTTTCCCATGCTGTCGGTAATCATGACGAACATTGAGCCAGTGAATGTGATCCGCTCATTCGTTTCGAAATCGTTACCCGAGCGATGAACGATATAGCCCGCCTGATGATTTGTATCGTAGGTGTCCGGCACCTGGACCATATCCCCTACGTTGCACCACTCGCCATCCGCCAGCGCTGTGATAGCCATGTTCATGCGCGAGTAAATCAGGCGGCGGCACTCTTTCTGCGCGCGGTAGTCGGCCTGAAAATCATCGCGGACATACATCATCTCGAAATTTTTCGCTTTAACTGGCGTTCCGGGTTCGATCTGATTGTTGCGCACGCGGTAGCGGATGAACGCCTGTTTGTTAGTGGTTGGGTTGCGGTACTGCACCTCAACGCCGTCATACCCTCCCGGCAGCGTCATTTCATAGCTCAGTGAATAACCCGCGTCAGTGGTATTGGACCGGTTAAAAACGGTTGCTGGCGTACTCCGCTTCTTGTCCAGGGTGAACGACAATATCCCGTCATCCCAGAACACACTGACCCCGGCTGCATCACAAATCGTCTCCATCCTCTGACCAAGGGAAACATCCTCATCGTCAAAGGTGTAGTCAAAATATGACAGGCGCGAATCAATGGCGTCTAGCTCAGCCTGAATCAGGTACAGACCATGGATATCAATGGTGTTCTCAGCCTGCCCACCAACCACCAGCCAGTTATGCAGCGCAATATCTGAGAATTTACGGGATGCCCGCAGCTTGTAATCAACAGATTGCGTGCTCATGTTGTAGCTGATTACATGGCGATTAATCAGAGCGTTATATTTCCGGTCGCGGGCGCTGGTGGCATTTTTTGTCTGACGCACAGTGACCCTGACCAGCGTGTCGTTCGGGTAGCTCACGTTATTGCGGATATTGACGCCGTGGATCGCCTCCACTTTCAGTCGGCTCTTGTCACCGCTGTTATCAGTCCTTTGAAAACTCACCGAGTAGCGTCCATGCCCACCTATAGGGGTGATTTTGTCGGTGCGGTAAAACGTCTCTGAGGATGACTGGTGCGGTGTTGTCTGCCGGTAGGTGAACGTCTCAGATGTGCCAGGAATCTGAGCATTGCTTGCATCCACCTTCCAAATCGTCAGCCGCCAGTTGGTCTCTGATTTGCCACCCAGTGCGGACTGTGTATGAATCCACAATTGCGATGATTCAACCGGCGAGAAAAACGGTCCTATCACCAGCGCCTGATTATCATTGAGAACAAATTTGGAGGTGTTTATGGTGGCCGTTGAAATGTATGAAACATTAGAGCCCTCAATCTCATTCATCACGAAGTTGTAAAAATAAACCGGCTCCGTCTCTGGCCCCTCGCTCGTCTCGTGCGCAGATATCAGGTTTCCGGAGAGAGTAAAATCCTGCGTTACGTTCCCCCTGGCTGTGGGGTACGTCGCGTTGATCGTAAACTCCACGGCATGGGGCAGAGCCAGCCCCATAAAGTAATCAAAAGTTGCCTCCTTGACGATTTTCATCAGAATCTGTCCACCAGCATAGCTCCCGCTGATTACGCTGGTGGCTGATGCAGTCTCAATCGGAAAATCGTCAGATTCGTTTTTACCCGGCACATCCTGACCATCCACATCATCAAACTGATAGCCCTCCTGGACAGTACCGATGATGTCGCCGGGGTTGTAGATGGTGAATGACGCCCCGGCCATCGATCCCAGATTCGATTCAGAGAATCGCACGGAGCTGACCGTATACCTGCCGAGGCCAAAATTCATAAACTCAGTCAGATATTTCAGGTTGTCTGAGTACTCAAAAAGAGACTCCTGAATGAGGTCAGGAAACGCTCGAATGAGCCCAAAATTGTCAGGTTTGGCTTCGCCGTTGCGCGCCAGGTTTGTCTGCCCCTTGAGGCTATTATTGGAAGAGGTTTTCGTCTGACCAGCATTGCCAATGCCTGGCATTTTTATCAGACTAGCCAACACCTTTTTAGTAAATTTGATGGGGTTGAAATGTTCGAAGGGGTTTAAAAGTGTTTTGGCGAGACCGCCTGAACGTGGCTGATCAAAAATGGTGATCTGGTCGTTATCCTCCAGTGCAAAACCAATCTCATCATCGTCACCAAGCTCAACCCCATTCCGGTTTATCCGCACGTCCCGGTGCAGCTCCTGTTGTTCCAGCCACTCATTGAAAACCTGCCCGACCTCTACATAGACGCGTTCTTTAGGCAGCCCCGGTACGCGCTGAATCTGAATGACCGGCATACGTCTTAAACTCCACTCTGGTAAAAAGTTTCTTAATCGTGCGGATGCTATCGGCTCTGACATGCCCGCACTCGCCCCGGCTATGCAGAGCCATGCCGTCAACCATCAGGCCAACATGAACGGGCTGAGCGCCGTAGTAGGCAATGAATATGCCGCCATCCCGGAAAATCTCCGCGTCATCCCAGAAAATCACCTCCTCCTCAAAACAGGTCATAAAGTCCCGCCCTGATTCATAATCCTCAGTGTGATGAATCTCGATACCCAGCACATGCCGGTAGTACAGAACTACCAGCCCCCAGCAGTCCATAGCCTCAAATGTGCAGGCGCGATCTGCCCACGGCAAACCTGTGACCCTCTCAATGAATTCTGATTTACGCATTCTGGAGTCCTGGAAATTCTTCTGGGGTGTAGAGCTGGGAGATGTTGTTATTCAGTGGGTTTTTTAGCGTCAGGCTGACAGTAACGTCTGATGCATCCATGCTCACGTCGCTCACGTATAGCGTCCAGGGTTTGAGCGGCGTGTTCATGTCGGAGGCATCAAACCGCATATAGGTTGCTGAGATGGGTGTGATCCGGCCTGCACCCCGCCACAATTTCAGCTGCTGTTTAAAATCCTGAGCCATGCGAGCAAATTTAAGCGTGCTGTTTATCACTGGCGTGCTGCTTTGCTGGCTCTCAGTAATCTCCATCCTGCAGGGTGTATAAACCTCACCTGCAAATGTCTTAGGGAAAATCTGTTTATCCACCAGCCGGACGTAGCCAAACGCCGGGTTATAAAAAGTTATGGTGTCGTAAAGAATCCGGTTAGGGCGGCGGCTTTTGAACTCACGAAACGTCGGCATTATTCCACCTTTGGTAGTGACTCTTTATCCCGGCCATCGGGATAGCCAGTAACGATAATGTCCAGCCAACTCGCCCATGGCGGCGGAAACTCGATCAGATAGTCATCGAACTCGTCATCAGAGTTTTTCAGCTCTCTGGCAACCACGTTCCCGGTCCATGTAAACGTTGATCCCTTCTGGTTCCATGTCGGAAATGCTGTGAAATGCAGCTCCTGAACCTCAGTACCCGTATCCCCTGTACCGGTCGAAACGCGCATGTTGAACCATTGATTACAGTTATCCAGATAATTGGGGCTGCGTAACCACTGTGTGAACGCTCTGTGCTGGGCGGCGGTGAAAACCCATGTCAGGTTGAACGACGTTTTCAGATCGTCAGTTAATTTCTGGAAAATGGGCGCACCAACCTGTGGCTGGTCAGTGCGAAACCCTGTATCGCTGGTGGGGTTTTTACTGGATTTCTGAGCCAGGGGTAGCCATTCAGGATAATCAATTGCCATATCATTCCTCAGCAAACAAAAAACCCGCCGTAGCGGGTCTGATAAACAATCTCATGGGTGCATGTGGGTAGTTGATGAGTCTGTGATAGTTATTCCCTCGCCCTCCTCTGCGTCTGCAGATTGCTGGTAATTGAGGCACTCATTGGCCCACCCTGGTCCATATCCATGATGAACGCCTGAACGGTTAACGTGTTTCCGCTCTGTGTTGCCTGCGCGTCATAGGTATGTGAGCCAGAGGTGTAATCATTGAACTCAATAGAGACCTGAATTTGCCCGCTGCTGCCAGAGTTCAGGTCTTTATTGCTGATCACCTTGCCATTATCACCGGGGATCATGAACTGCTTGCCACTGCTGGCCTGATAGATTTCCGGCATGCCGCCCTCACCCACCTGGTACATGCTGCCCGCTGACACCGGCCCGCCGTTTTTGCGTTTGCCTGATAATGTTTGTGACAACGCAAACGCGCCAACCAATGCCGCCCCGCCGATGATTGCTGCCGCACCAAATGAGCCTACAGACGCCACCAGCGCGGCTGGCAGCCATGCGGCCATGGTTGTTCCTGCTGCTGTTGTGCTCGCAGCTGTCGTTGTTGCTGTTGCTGCAACTGAAGACGCGGCAACAGCCTGCTGCATGGCTATCTGTTGCGCTCCGCCTGTTACGGCAGATTTAACCCACTCGACGCCCATTTGCACAAAACCATTTATCAGGCTGTTGAGCGCGTTGCTGGCGAGGGATGACATGGCCTCCTGTGCAGACATTGAGCCGGTAATCACACCAGTGAGAGCATTAGAGGCATTGCCTGCCAGAGATTCAAACGAGGCTGCTAATAACTGATTGGCAGCATTCTGGTTACTCCATATTTCCCACTGTGCCGCGATACGTGCCTGCTCAAACGTGGTATTGGCTGCATTCCTCAGAGCCTGAGCCTGATTCTGAGTCAATGTTTTATCCGCCTCAAACTGCTGTATCAATGCCAGTTTCCGGGCGTTCTCGTTTGCCAGTTGCTGAACCGGATCAACTTTACCGGCAGCAGATTGCTGTGGCATAACTACCTGGTCAGCGCGAATTTTGGCGAGGTTAACCTGATGCTCCTGCTCAAGGCGCTCTGAGTAGGCATTGAATTGCGCCTGGCTAATTTTTTTTGCTGCCAGTGCAGCATTCAGATCGCTAACATCCTGTTTATAGCTCGCATTCTCTTTAGTCTCGGGCAGGAGTTTTTCAGCTGCTGCCTGAGCGCGGATGGCGTTGCTGGCGTCCCATTTGGCGGCGGCATACTCCCCTGCCTGTTTAATATCTGCCTGAGTGGCGGCGCTGCCGAGGGACTGCTGAGCGGCCAGAATCGCCTGTTCGCGACTGAGTTGGCGCGTTGAATCAGCCACCAGCTCCGATTGCTGCTTCAGGTTAGCCAGTTTCTGGGCTATTGATTGCGCCTGGGTCTCCGCCTTCTTACCAGCGGCCAGTCCCACTCGCGTTTCTTTATTGCGGGCTTTCTCAGCAAGCTGCAGATCGTATTGAGCACCAGCCAGCTGACCAGCAGCGTTAATCTGATTCTGATTACCCCCTCTTTCTGCTGCCTCCATACGGGCCTTAGTAACCGCACGAAGACGCTTATCAGTGATGGCCAGTAGTGTGTTTTCATCCTCCAGCGCTTTGTTATAGGCGTCAGCTTTTTCACTGCGGGGTATCTGCAGGCTGGTGGCGTTGAATTTTTCCTTTGCCCGGCTGGCGAAATCAATCGCGGTTCCAAGTTGTCGCATCAGGCCGGACGTTATACCAGCCTCATTCCCATCACGCTTCAGCAGGTCGATACCCTGTACAAACGTCCCGTTCATCTGAGCGCGCAAAATGCCTGTTTTGCTGACCGTCTGGCTCAGTTTGTTCTGTGCTGTCTCATTCTCGGCGAGAAGCTGAGTGTGCTCACTCTGGACGTCTGACAACTCGGAGAGGGTCATCCTGTAAAACAGGCTTCCCTCTCTCAAATGGCTCAGCGTGCGGCGCAGACGGGCCTGCTGCAGCTCATTAGCCTCCAGTGTTGCCTGGTTGTCCTTGATTGCATCAGCCTGAGCTTTAATAGATCGGGTGGCATTATCAATCTGAGCGGCGAGCTGCACCTGACTCATGTTTTTCATTTTGGCAATTACGCCATCGAGCTTGTCAGCAAAATCGATGCTTTCCTGCCGCGCTTGCTGCATTTTCTGATAGAAATAGAAAATCCCGGCAGCCGCTATCATTGCCACACCAACAGGGCCACCAATCAACGCAAGCGCCCCACTGGCAAGGCCGCCAATCGTCGTAGTTGCTGCCGCTGCGGCGGCAGCTGCCGTTCTGGTTGCTGCTGCCTCAGCAATCTGAGCCTCTGCATAGGTGGCGGAACGCTGGATAGCCACAGATTTAATGGCAATCAGGTTTTCAAGGGCGAACGCCTCCGCCGCCGATCCTCTGGCGACGTTGTACTCCGTCTGAGCCAGGGCAAGGTTGGATAGTGCCTGCTCTTTATCGAGGCTTGCTTTCAGCGCAGTCACGCGAGCCGCGTTAGCAGTGGCCGCAGTGGATTGGGCGGTGGCAGCGGCCTGCGCTCTGGCGGCGAGTGCGTCATCGATGCGTGCTTTCGTTGCCAGCGCCAGTGCGCCGGTAAAACGCGCACCAAATATTACAGCGGCCACACCAATCGCATTGGCGACTAAATCAAGATTCTGACTGAGTGAAATCACCGCGTCGTTAAACACGCGAATGGAGGTGGAGACGGTAGTGCTTTCACCGACAAATTTGGTGATGTTGTTGCTTGCTACAGTGAAAGCCTGACCCATTGTCAGCGCCGTGTTTGCAAATTCTTTGGCAATCGCATCACTCTGTTTGAGCAGGCCATTAACCACCACTTCGGTCGTCAGCTTGCCCTCTGCCGCCATATTGCGGAGCTGCCCGATGGTAACGCCCAGAGAATCAGCCAGCGCCATAGCGAGGCGGCTACCGTTCTCCGAGATGGAGTTAAACTCCTCCCCGCGCAGAACGCCTGACGCCAGCGCCTGAGACAGCTGCGTCATGGTGGAGCTGGCCTCCTCCGTGGTTGCTCCAGAGACCGCTAAACCTTTATTGATTGTCGAGGTGAGCGTTATCAGGTCTTTAGTGCTCGTACCGGCGCTGCGTGTTGAGCGCTCAAGGCGTCCATAGAGGGTTGCTGTAGCCTCCAGACCGGCGCGAGTATCCTGTGAAATATCGAATACGCGCTGAGTAACGTCAGCCAGAGACTCACTGGTCCGCACGGAGTTAACCAGTTTGTTATTAACCGTCACCCACTCGTTACCGTACTGCGCAATCTGTTGCACCGATATGGCGGCCATTACGCTACTGGCTACGGCGCTCAGGCGGGACATAGTGCGCTGTAACGTTGCCACTGAGCGCTCTGCACGGGTCACAGACGTATCAAGACGTCCAACAGTCCCGCTCATGCCACTGAGGGCGGCATCAACCTCACGACGGGCCGCCAGCAGGCGGGCGGTGTCCATGTCCACCTCGTAGACGATACTGCCAGCGTTTACTGAACCTGCCATTCATATTCTCCGGGCATAAAAAAACCCCGCATGAACGAGGTTTATTAATTCGAGTAATGCTTAGTCTGTGTATAAACCGGTTCGGGAGTCGATTTTTGACTCTGACATCGAGTATTTGGAAACCTTGTCGCCATCGAACAGCACCACCAACTCCTTTTTGCTGCCTGTCACCGTGTTATGGAAAAGCCCATAAAAGGGAATAAACGCCTTGCCGCTGACCTTGGAGTTAGCAAATGAATATTTCCAAATCTCTTTGCCACCATCGGTGAAATTCACGCTGTCAGGTGATCCAAACATCCCCTTCACGTCGCTTTTAGTTGTGACACCTTCTTTAATTTTGTTCTGAACGGTGACTTCGTTCTCCTTCTGCAGTGCGCGATTGCCTGTAGAAGAACAACCAATCAATGTGACAGCCACCAGCGCAACTAAAATGAGTTTTTTCATATCCCTATTCCCCAAAGGTAAGTGTGGCGATAATCCTAAAGCCTGCCCTATTTAATAGGAAGCGATAACCCAGCTTGAGCTGTACTTATTTGATGGGCCTATATCAGGCAGTTTTGGCGCGGCGCTTCTCTCTAAGAGCAAAATAATCATCTGCTGCTTGGTCATACTCTTCTCTTGTGTACCCTTTCTGAGCGGGATATTTAGCAGCCAGCATCAGCTGAAATTCTGTCATGGTCAGCTGCTGCGCCTCGTCCCGGCTGATGCCAAAATGGGTACGGGCAGCGCTGATATACTCAAACGCGTTAAATTCAGTTGTAGCCACGCCACTCTCATTGCGCTGGAGCTGGCGCACTTTGGCTTTTCCAATGATGCCGTGCGTGATTAACGATTGGGCGATTAGGACCATATCGAAATCATCCATTAGCCCCGTGCGGCGCTTGAACGGCCTCCCTTTTGTCTTTGCCGGTCTGAACTCACCGACTAACGGAGTCAAATCATCACTGCTGCATGCCTCCAGCACGGTTATTGCAGCCACCAGCGCGCGTTTGCCGTAGGTGCTGGTGCGGATGTGATCAATCAACCACAATGGGATGCGTCCATATGCAGCCAGCGCACGCTCTGTTAGTGGGGTAATTTCGTCGCTGTGCAGGTCAGCGAATACCTGCACAATTTCCTGTGGCTCACCAATGCGCATCATGTTGATGAACGAGGGGCGAAACAGATAATCGGCGTCCGGCGTGCTAATCAGGCACTCACCGATCTCTTTCATTGGGACCATGGCTGTTCTCCTCAGTAATCATTGTGTGGGCCTCACAGGAGACCCAGGGAATGATCACTACGCGGTCACGGTTACAGCGAAAACGGCGGTGAATGATCCATCAGTAGTGGTTACGGTGATGTTTGCGGTGCCTGCCGTCGCTCCTGATGTGGCGCTGACCGTCACCGTGTTGCCTTTAATGGTTGCAGTAGCGCGCGCGGGTACAGATGAGGCAACGGTAAAGGTTGTATCTGACGCATCAGCTGGCGCAACGTTTACGGTGAAGGTGGTGGATGCCCCTGCGGCAATGCTGGCGCTGGTGGGTGTGACCGTTACGCCGGTCACGGCCTCGTCTTCGCCGTCAGGCTCAATTGCGAAAGTCGTCCCTTCGTTCAGTTTCAGCTCAAGACTGTAAGTAACAATCTCTTTAACGCCCCCGCCATCACTGAGGCCAGATGGCACCATATAACCGATGTGATAATAGTTGCCCCAATGGAGTCGCATCCAGACCGCTGGCTGGCGACGCGCCACAACCTCACCAACGACATATTTGGTGAATTGCTGAATCCCAAACTCATCAGTTCGATCATTAACACGCACCTCACCCTCAACCGAGTAAGTTGGGTCGAGGCTGGCAATCATGGTTGACGTAAATCCGCCATCGTCTGCGTCTGATGTCAGCGATTCTGGACTCAAATCCCAATTTGTTGACGTCGGTAGACCGAGTAATTTCCATTCTGCCTCACCCGGACGAGCATCCGGGCAACCGTAGGCCAGCTCCAGCGTTTTGGAGCGGCCAATCAGGCGGTCAAAACTGCTTTTGCACCCTTCCATATAATTTCCTCATTTCATAAAAAAAGGCCGCCTGAGCGACCTGTGATTTCAAAAAGTTTTTTTATTCGCCGTAGAGGCAGGAAAACATCAGGCGGTAAACCAGACGTCCCTCAGTAGTGGGGATTGGTGCAGGTATTCCGCCCATATTGGTTATCTGCCCCAGGCAGGGATTGCCTGTCGGGTTCGATTTGACGTGCTCGATAATGTCCTGCACGGCAGCGTCTGCCCGACCATTCCCGCTCTTAGCACCTACCACATCGACCATCACATAATATTCAGAGCTGATCACAGCATCGATTGGAGTACCACCAGCCGGACGGAAAACCATGAACGCCTCGCCCTGATTGCCGGTGTCATTCCACATCAGCAGTTGAGTGGTAAACCCTGTGGTCAGTCCCGCATCAACAAAATGGTTACGCACGCGGGTGTGCATTGGAGGGTTCATAGCGACATCTCCTTTTGCACTGCGCGATCAATAACGTCGCGACTTTCCTCAAACCCTTTGGTCAGGAATTCTTTCTCTCCCGTAGAGCGGCGGAACTGCTGCCGGATTGCCGGATCGTGAACATAAGCCGCATAGCTGGCGGTGTAGCCCACGCGACCGGTGATGCGGGTGCCATTAACCACGATTTCGCGAAACTGGCTATTCAGCAGGTATGACGTATCGATTGGCGTATAGATGGACGCCTGTGCCGCCCCGACAATCATCGCGCCGGTCAGCGCGCGATGTATGCGCCGGTCCTGAATGTTATCGACAATGCGGTTAACGTTGCGCCGGACTTCTTTGATTCCCCTGACTTTAACGCCCACATCAACCTCCTGTAATAATCGCCCAGTCATCGACAAGGCGATCAAACGTGTCCTCAAAGCGGACGGCCTGCATCACTTCATCAGCGCCAGCCTTCAACGGGTCCGGCTCAGCAGATACGCCAATCAGGATGTAATCGCCTGTATCGGCGTAAGCAAACTCAGTCCAGATTGTGTTTTTAACCACCAGCTCCGAACCGAGATTACCGATCCGCCTACTCAACCCACCCTGGTAGCCGCAGTCGATGACTACAGGCGCAGCAAATCCCAGCGGGTCGCCATATTCATCCTGCCCCGCCAGCCGTTTCCAGAACGTCGCCTTGCCGGTGTATGACCATCGGGCAAGCTCAGACATAGTTATTCCCTCCAGCTGATTACAGCGGGTTTTAGTGCGGCTATGCGCGCACAGTTAATCCGCCACTCGCCAGCCTCGTTAACGTAGCCCGTTGTCCGATGACCGCTATCCGTTTTCACCCAGACACGCCGAAACGGCTTGGGTGGTTGTGCCGATGGTTTCCAGCTCATCGAGTGCCACCTGACATGCACCCGCTTTTACCAATCCAGATGCCAGCAAATGCCTGTTGGGTCGGATCGGCGGGGATCAAATCCGAGGCACATCCGTTTTTGTCGAGTCCCCGTAAAAGCGCCAGCGCCCCCTTCCAGCGGTCTGAGAAAGACTGATAGCGGAATGACCGCGCCGCGCCGGACGGCGCTGACTGCGAGCTGATATATTTATCTCCCTGTCCCAGCCCCATCAGCCCTAACAGATACATCTGGATTAGCAGTGCGGTCGATGGTGGATAGTTGGCATCCAGACACTCCTGAATACTGTTTGCCTGCTCCACCAGCGCCTCAAGAATAAAATCAGGCAGCGTAATGCCCTGGCTGGTCAGATACTCTTTTGCCTGTGCCGTAGTAATCATGCGCACCTCTGCAAAAAGCCCTCCGCAGAGGGCATAAAAAAACCGCCTGAGCGGCGGCTGTTATTCAGCGGGGAAAAGCTTTTCCAGCTCGCCATCCGGCAACAGTTCTGCCAGCCGATCAGCTCCGAGGTTGCCTTTGTACTCAATACCGAGTTCATCAAGCCGGGCAGTGATGATGGCTTTACGCGCCTTATTATCGGTACTGGCTTCCGGGGTAGCCGGGACCAGCTCAGCCAGCATCGCCCCAGACATTCTGCGGACATGGGGTTTCAATGCTGGGTGAACACCTTCCAGCACTACCACATCACCCACTGACACGCCGTGCCAGGCTTTAACTACTTCATATTTCTCAGCCATATTGCCCCCTTATGCCACCAGCTCTGCGCCATAAACCACGCCACCCAGACCATCACCATCACGCTTAACAGAGATACCTTCAGCAGACATGATCTGGTTGTTGTAGTTGCTCTGTGGCAGAAGGCGCGGCAGCGGAACGATACCCACGGCCATGCCCACCAACGGGGTAATGACGTCCTGACGGCGCTCATAGGCCAGGAATTCATTACCGGTCAGGGCGTAGGATTGCTGGATAGATTCGGCTGGGATGAATTTGCCAATGGCATCCAGCACGGTGCCACCCATCAGCGCATTGGTGCCGCCGTTGATGTCGATAAGATACGGCTTGGAAAAGTTTGCCATAATCTCTGAACTCAGCCACAGCTTGCTGTAGCGCGTGACTTTATTGCGACGGGCATTAATGCCAAATGCGCCTGTCGGGCCAAAGAAGTGCAGCGCCTCCGCAGGCGTACAGGTGGTGAGATCGATGTTTGCACCACCAGCACCGGCACCCAGGTTAATTTTGGTGGTGTTGCGGTGGTTCTTTATTCCCTGTGCCTTATAGCCATCAACTGAGATTGATGGATCGCCGTTCAGGTAGAAGTTGACGCGGCGTTTATGGAATTTGCGCAGTTTGGCGGCCTGAGAATCCAGCATCAGATCAATGCCCACAGTATTCAGGCCAGCAGCATGTCGCCAGTTGACGCCATAACCGGCAGTGAACACAGGGATCGGGTCACCGTCGCTATCGTAATCGGTATGGTCGAACGAATACGGAGCCTGACCATCGATGCTGACAGACACGTCATCAGCAATATCACCGGTAACGTTATACAATTTGGCTGTTTTTCCGATTGGCAGGATGGTCTGGACGCTCATCAGATCATTGATGATTTCCATACCAATTTCCTGATCGCGTAACTGGATAACCTGACGATCAAGCTCCGCCCAGAATTCGCGAGTAAAGCCGCCGATGGCGTTTGCCGCCAGCATTTCAGGCGTCATGCTCGAACGATAGGCATTCACCATCATGTCGTGATGCTGGTTCCAGATATTACGGTTTGCCCACAGCTCATTCCAGTGACCCTGCAGGCGGCGATTTGTTGCCAGTGTTTCAGCGGTAAAATACATTTTTTTCTCCTGATTATGCGCCAGCGGCAATGGTGCCAACGCGCATGCGCACACGAATGAAATCGGCAGTACCGGTAGCAATCGTGGCCTCGTCCTGGCTATAGCCGATCACTGAGTCAGTGTCAGCGGTTGCCGGTGTGAAATTGCCATTAGTTCCCAGCTTGATCGGGGTGTCTTTGGCGTATGTACCCGGCCCACAATGCAATGCCAGCTCGCGGCCCTCTTCCACATAATTGCCCACCGCTGAATCACCTGCAGGAACCGCGTCAGTAATTGAAAGTCCCTGATGATGTGCGACGTCAATGATGTAGATGCGGCCACGTAATGACGTAGCCTGCACAAATTCATCATCGGCGTTGATGACTGCGGCGCTGCCGGGCAGCAGGTCAGTAGCTGCAACGCGGGTTTCGGTCTTATAGAGCGATTTCCCGTCGATATTGATGCGACGATAACGAGCCATTACGCAGCACCTCCAAAGTGAGTGGCTGGGTCTGGCGCGCCGGTAACGGGTGGGTTTTTAGCGCTGTTGGCCCCGAGGTGCGCAGCTTCACCCATCTTGCTGAACATTTCCTTCAGCGCCTCGCCTGTCAGCGCATTGGCAATGACTTCACCATGAACGGCAGCCACCGCGTCACGCATGGTTTTCTCTTCAGCGCGTGCGTTGGCGGTCAGGGTGTCAGAAAGTGTTTTCTGGTTGGCCTGAATGCCCGCCAGCGCCTCTGTAATGGGTTTCAGCGTTGTCTCGTTGTTCGCAGTGATAGCGCCGCTGACGATGTTGCCGATCTGTTCCATGTCTTCTTTGGTTAAAGGCATTTCGCCCTCCTTATGGTGATTGTTCGTTGCAGGAGCATCCTGCGGTGTGAAAATGGATTTGAATTTGTTGGCTACGATTGCCACCCATGATTCCTGACGCGTTACTTTTGAGCCCGTATCGTCAAGGGTGATTTTTCCGCCCTCATCGGTGTAGCCGTAAACCTGCGCGTCACTCCCGTTACGGATGACAATGGCCTGTGAGTCGGTGAAATCGGCGATCCAGGCGTAATCATCCGGCCCGTTCACAAATTTATCGCGGGCTGCCTGTTCCAGACGGCGCTCGCGCTCGCGGTAGCTTTCCCCCACCAGCGCGCCGGAATTCGGTTTGAGCGTTCTGGCCTGATCGGCGTTTACCATCAGACCCACACCCTGCTCTGGCTGAGCTGCGCCCACCTCATGCAGCAGGATGGCGTCGTGGTCCATGGCGTTGATTTTCGCCACCCATTCGATGCCCTGCGCCTTCTGCTCTTCGCTGGCCTCCAGTTGGTCGAGAAACACAGCAACGCTGGTGTGGATTGGCGGTACATCCTCGCCGCGCTCAATGGCTGCCACGCGCTCCAGTAGCTCACGCCCGCCTTCGCTCTGACTGGCAACGGTGGTATCGACCCATTTCTCTGCATAAACGCGGTTGCCAGATTTTTTCACGTTGCGATTCCACGCACCGATGTGACCGACATTGATGCCCTCTGGTGAGAAGGCAGAGACAAACTGCCCGTTAACGGTCGGATGACCGAGCGGTGCCAGCGTTCCCTCCAGCCCCTGATAATGAGCGTCAATTTCAGAGGCCGGATACAGGCCGCCGTTCATCACAACGTTTGCCGGTAGCGTGTAGCTCGGCAGCACCAGATGCGGGCGACCGTTGTGCGTTTCGCGGCGAATAGACTGATTGTTCACCCTGGTGGTGACGTTAATCTGCATAGGCATGGTTATGTCTCGATTAGGCTGCGTGCTGGTGGCCGCAGCATTGATGTGAATGGTTGGCGGCGAGTGACATGTATCGTTTGTATTCCCCCTGAGCCATCTCGATGATTTTTGAGTTGAGAGGATTGCCTTTAGCGTCCACCAGCACTTCAACCTGTGAGCATTTGCAGTTGATCGCATTGGCCCCGATTGCGTACCACTCCCTCACCTCCTGAATCAGATAAATGTGAGCATGTCGGATAGCGTGCGACTGACGGGTTGTGGGGCTGAGAGCTGAGTAGTGCAATAACCGGATGTTTAGCCCCAGGTCTAGCGTGGCCTCATCTGCCTCATCCCAGCGGGCGCGCCGCAGCGCGGTAGTCAGCTCCGTTCTGGCAATCCTGTTAGCACGACGTTTTTCAATACCTGCCTGCGCGGTAAGGTTTTTAGCCACCACTGAGGGGTGAAGCCCGCGCCCGATGCCCTCAGTTAGCACCCGCGCCATGTTCCGCTTAACCTCTGCTGATAGCCCCTTCATCTCCTCAAACACGCGCGTGTATACCAGCGTCAATCGGCGCTGATAGGGTTCGCTCATTAGCAGGGACTGGAGGGACTGTCTGTCAGCCAGGTAGGTTTCTGACTGCTGGGACAGGTTGGCAAATGTCTGGGCGGTCCCGCGTACAACGGCAACCTCAACATAATTCTCAGTGAACCAGTTGTTGTTCTGATCGCCCTCCACCAGCACGGCATCGGTGAGAATGCTGGCGTCATTGAGCACCATGCTCAGCAGAACCGGATCGAGCTGGTATTCATAGCGGGCGTTAATGGCGAGGGATGCCGGGAATCGCTCGAGGGCGTCTTTATAAATTTTACCGACCTTCTTGATGCGCTTGGCGAAATCCTTCATCGCCTTGCGCTCTAACTGGTCAATGCCGGTCGGGTCTTTCTTATTGCTGGGTAGGATTGCGAGCTTGGGCTTCTTACTCCTCCTTGTCGTCATCGTCATCCTCCGGTAGCGGTTCCCCTCCACCAGGCTCATAGCCTGCCGCAACACGGATTTCATCAACCGTGAACACCTGCTCCCCGGAGGCGAGCGCTGTCTGGTTGATGCTGCTCATTTTGCTGGCGCTGTCGAGTTTGTCAGAAGGTGATTGCTCATTTAGCTCATCCCAGACGATGCTGAATTTCGCCACCGGTTTGATGATTTGTAGATATATGAGCTTATCGACCATATCCTCAATATCGAACGACAGATCGCCCCGGCGTGACTGGCAGCGACCATTAAAATAAATCTGGTCCTCAGTGCTGGCCCGCTCACCTGACTGGTTGCCAACGATGATGCGTGAAGGAATATCAACCGAGGCGCAAAACGTTTTCAGGTTCACCTCATAGGTGGGTTCCGGGTCAGAGACGGCATTAACCATCGATGTGACCTGTGCCCCCTGAGTAATCAGTAGCGTGTCATTACCACGATTTAGTTCGCGTGCGGCTTCGTTAAAACGCTCCTGCAGTTCATCCACAGTGACGCCATACAATGAGGCCAGATTTTTGAAATCGACCTCCTTGTCGAAGTTGATGCTCTGCTGGCGCGCTGCATTCTTCAGAAACGACTCACCAGAGCCGCCTTCGACTTTCTCCAAGCTTACGCAGGCGTTATAACCCGGCTCCAGAAAACCGATCTCGTCATCTGACATATCGCCGATTATCTGAACGCGGTCAGGGTGAATCTTACGCTGTGCAGTGCTGCCGTCCGATAGCGTCTCTGTGTACTGCCACATCGTGATAGCGCCATTGCTGTCGCGGGTGGCAACCTTCAAGGCACTTGCCCATACAGGCGTGATTTTCTGCAGCGCTTTGCCTTTAACGACCGGCTCAATCCACTCCTTGCTGTCTTTGACGTGCAGCAGGATGCCAGCCCAACGCCCCACCAGCCGCCTTACATCTGCTTTGGCAAATGTCCGCCAGAATCGGTGGTTAAATACCTGATTGCTGCCACGTTCCCACGCAGTTACCTCTCGCGACTCGTCGGACTGCTCGCCCTCAATAACCTGCGGGTTGGTTTTCCAGCAATTTGAGGCCAGCTTATTTACCGCACCGTGAGCAATGCCGCCACGCCGGTAAAGTTTGTACAGATCATCGAAAGTCAGGTTCTCTTTAAAGCCGTATTCGCACCATGCGCTTTCGCGCTTTGTATCAAGCCCCATGCCAGGGTTGAATGCCATTGCACGCGCACGGGCCATCCTGACGTCATTCAGCGCGTGATTGACGGCGAGTGTTAATTTATCAGTCATGGTTTTCCTGCTGGTGGATTTCAGGCAATAAAAAAGGCCGCCTGAGCGACCTTTATTAATGGCATTTTTTTCTCAAACTAGCGTTATGATGAAGCCTCACTTACCAATGAGGGAACATTTATGGCTATCGAAGATGAAGTATTAAAACGTCTACTTGAGCGTGGCGTGTTTGAAGGCAAAGATCCAGCTGATGGCATCGCTCGCCGTGGCAGAGACGTTGGCTACAACAACTTGTCAGATGCACAAAAAAGAGTAATCAATCCCCTGATGACATTGCCCTGTGACGGTGTGACCAATCCAGGTGATCATCACAACGAATGCACTACGCAACTTGTCGACGCTGAATTAGTGCAGGCAATTGACGATGAAGGCTATTACGAAGGCCTACTTTGTAATGATTGCCGCGCAGAGCACTTCGAGATGTACGAATAAGATAAAAGGGCTGGCTTCAGCCCTTTTTTTAACATAATGGGTGTTACCCGCCTTTCAGATATGCCACTCACTTGCAATTCATAATGAACGGGTTATTTCTCTATGATTTCCTCGCGGCAGAGCTGAAATCGGGCTGCATAAACAGTGCATAAAATCGGCCTGAAAATGCATAGCCAAAAATCATAGTGAAAGGGTCATTTTCGGCACTCTTTCCACAAATTAGTTTTAACGTCCCTGCAGGCGTTTAGGAATCATCATGCCCATCGTCTGGGCCTTGCGTTTGATGTGACCATCAAGACTGTATCTAATGCCATCCCAGCAGTGTTCATTACCATCAGCCAGTTTTGGCAATACTTCCCCAGTAATGCGATCAGTTTTGTAGGACCACATTCTGGCTTCGCGTGCCACGTTCTTACAGCGTGGGTGGATTATGATTTCATCAAAGCCGCGCAGGTGGGCGATACCATCCTCTACACTGCCCTGCCACTTCTCAGCTGCGAAGATATTGAACCCCTGACGCCTGAGATAGCTGATTGTCTCCGGGCGCGCCGAGTCAGCCTTGATGGGCCAATCGCGTGCGCCGGGGATGGTGTCATATAGAGCGGGCATATGATCGAGCTCGGTTTGCTGCCCATATGCCTCGTATTCAACGTAGAGCCGGTTATGCAGAATGAATGATCGGGTGAGCGTGTTTGGGTCTTTGGCAAAACCGAAGTCAGCACCAAAGAAAAGCCGTTCCGCCTCTTTCCACAAATTATCCGAGAACTCAGCAATACGGTATTTACCTGCCAGCACCTGTTTGTCTGAGTTTTCGAGGTATGCGCCCTCCCATACCCAGGCATAAGTTGCTGGATCGAGGCGGCGCTCATCGTTCTGGCGCTCGCCCTCCAAAACGTCAGGAAACCAAGGATTATCCGTGTAATTCATCTCTACGGTTATGCAGTCGTCACCAGCCTCTTTGCGGAATCGCTTATCAGTAGCGCTGCCGTCGCGCTCAGGGTTCCATGTCACCCAAATCTCTGATCCCTCTTCGCGCACTGTTGGGCTAAGTTTCTGCCAGGCGATTTCACTGACTGACTCAGCCTCATCTACCCAGCAAAGCAGGATGCGCGCCTTTGACTTTATGCTGTCCAGGTTGTGCCGCAGACCAGAGAAAACGTATGTCACCGTTTTGTCGATGGTGCGGATATATTTATCACCAATGTCAAAGTTGGACGCCAGCCAGGGCACGGAAAGGATCGCCTGCTTAATCTCCTGCATGCTCGACTCCTCCAGTGAGTTCATGAATTCACGCGCACAAAGGATCACCCCACTCTCACGGTTCATCATCGCCTGATAAGCCCTGACCGCTGTCATCAAGGCAAATGTGCGAGTCTTTGCACTACCGCGCCCACCATGTGAACAGCGATAGCGTTTACCTACCGCAGTAAACAGCGGGGCAAGTTTAGCGGGGATAGGAAGTTGTACGGCGTCACTCATGCTTAGGCTCGACGGGTAAAAGCTGAATCAGGGTTGGTTTTGATGCCATGCTGCCATCGGGGCTGGTGTGCTCAAACTTATGCCGGTTGGTGTAGGCTTCCCCAACCTCTTTGGCTGCCTGCTCCATCAGTGATGCAGCTAGCGCCAGATTCTGCATTTTTTCAGCCTTGGTCATCATGCGATCAAGCGTACGTAGCCGGTAAGACTTATTGGCAATCGGGATGTCAGATATTTCGGTCTGAAACCGGGCTCGTGTGCTGTTAAACAGAGCGACCCACTTTTTTGCAAGCCCCTTGCCGCTTGCCTTTGTAGGATCGTGTGATTCAATCTGTTGAGGTGTAACTTTAATGCCAAATTGTTTTTGGACGGCCTCAGCAACAATCGCTAGCGAATCAAAGCATGCAAGTGACTGAATGATGAAGGCTTTCACCTCTGGTTTTAATGCAGCCATATTTCACCATTCTTCCAAAGCATTCTAAAATTTACGCCAGTTTCATCAGACACGTTCCACACGCTCTGGCTACATTAAGCTGTGCCACCTCAGCGGGCTGACTTGCGGCTTCCACCAATTGCTGAACGTCAGCGCTGGCACCATATCGGCGAACAACGCTAACGAACTCCTCAACGTCATGCCCGCGCATTGTCATAACTGGTCGCCCCTCTGAATTGAATTTAGGTGCACCGAATTCATCCCGCGCCTGTGCTATGTGATAAAGCTCATGTTCTACGAGAGCGCAGAAGTCGAGGTCACGGCATTCACAGCAGTAGTCTGCAGCCAGCGTTATGATGAAGCGGGGAACATATCCGAACCACTCATGCATCTGTTGCTGCATGCGCGCTTTCTGCCATCCACCGGCCCGCATGGTGACCTCTTCAGCCTGACCCAGCACAGTTCTGCCGCGTTTAGTGAAAGCGCTCGATGCCCACATAAATCGAATATCAGCGTGCTGTAGGTGGAGATGCTCAGTATTGTGCAGTACCCCGTCTTCACTGAGGATGTGTTCAGTGATCCACTCATGAATTTCATTGGCAGGGGTCAGGCTGATGTGGGGGTTTAACTCATTCAAAAAACTTTGTGGTGGTCGCGGTCGGTTTAACTGGTCAATCTGCATGGGTTTAACCTGTGTGTTTTGTCACTATCACCTCAGCTTCTGAACCTGATGCCACGCGCAACCAGATCACCCATGGAGCGAATACATTCAGGACGCGACCGGCCTGATGCCAGGCGCTTGAATCAGCGCTGTCGGCATACTCAATAAACCCATCAGTGACCGTTACGTGCCCGCTGTTCGTACCGTCCGTAATCTGGATAGGCGTTCTCGTAACGATTAATGGCTCAGACATAGCTACCTCTCATTTATTGGGTTGGCTGTTAGACGGCAGTTATCACCAGCGTTGAAAGCATGTCGCGCAGCTTAACCGTCAGAGTGCATTTTCCGGCAGTGAGTATACTGACAGCCGCCTGACCACCAGCAGATGTGCTGATATGCTGCACTATATTGGGGTTAGATATCGTCCAGACAGCACCCTCCGCACGCCCGATTTGAGCACCGGTTTCACCGCTAACGAGGAACGCGCCAAGGTATTGCCATCCTTTAGGGGCGGTGGCATTCAGCATCGTGTAATGCATGCTGTCTAACTGAGTGACATACCACGGTGATGTGGGTGTTTTGTTGCTATCGTTCTGGATGAATATTGTGTCGGCTGGTGGTTTATTCTGACCGCCAATAACGATAGCGTCTGGAACTGATATGCCCTGAGTATTGGTGCCACCGATGGCAGTCGCATCTAGTATTACAATCACTGATTGCTCCAAAAAAACCGCCCTGAGGCGGTTAAATTATAAACAATGAATTTCAGCGCCTCTTTTCCGGATTAGATTAAGCTTTCCAAAGCGGCTCATTACCTCCTCCATCATGGAAATAATCCACCTGCCGAATTCCATGATGACGTAATCTTGCTCCCATCCGTTTAACATTACTTTCATAATTAGGCTTATCGATAATGCTACCGATCTCTTTCCCAACACGAGTAAAACTAATATGTTCCCAACCATTGGAAAGATTTTTATTGAAATGGACCATTAATCCCATTCCATCCTTATTAACTGGCACCCATTGAGCTAAGGTTTTGAGTTCTTTTATAAAAGGAGGGGCATACTGCTCCGAAACAGATGAGGCCATCAATCCAGCTTCAACTAAACGTTTCCATAGAGAATATGTGCTACCAAGCTTCCACTCTTGACTATAATCAACTGCATCTCCAACACTTTTCGACCACGCATAACTAAAATCTTCAGCTATATCCTGATCTAATTCACTTAATACACGAAGGGTTGACAAACTAAATGCTCCTGGGCGCGTAATTTGCCCAGCTAAAATTCGTCCAAAAAGATCCTGCAATCGCTCTGATGAGGCATCCTCAGCATAGCGAGAAAAAAAGTTCATCCAATCATCATTGGGAGCTGAAATATTATGCTGTTTGACTCCTTTTATAGCGGCAGAAAAATGCATAGTCGTAGTTTTGGCAACGCTAAGCCTGTTTTTAGCTTTGCGTAATGTTGTAGGCATATAAATTTCAGCGGCGATAGTGGCCATTGCAGGATCCTTAGCGATCTTATCTGCGGCTAACTTCGCCATAGTTTCAGATGTTAGTGTCCTTGCAGCAGTAGTGTCCTTAATAGATTGAGCTATTTGATTAAGCTTCGCCGCTGGTATTGCCACGATACCACCTAATAATTCGGACAATGCATCCATTAAAGGTTTTTTTATGGCGTCAGGGACACCAATTACTGCGTCTGCTACATCAGAAAGTAATGTTGATTCTGATTCACTATCCATTCATCCCCCTTGTAAACGTTGACCTGATAGGTACTACGTACGTTTAGACTATCAGGTGACACTTAGGGATTGAAATTTCAATTTTGCAGAATCTCCGAATTTCACTCAATTATTCGTATCTAACCACAATTTTTTTCCCACGTTTCGTTATGTCCCAGAATCGCCCGCTGTGTAGGGGCGCTCATGACATCGATATCATGGTTACTCACATAAATGGGGCGCACCCACTCACAGCCGGTATCAATCACCCTCACGCCGCCACCGTTCCCGCAACCGTTGAGAGACAGCAGCATCAGGCATGCCGTTAATATCCTGCTGAACATCGATAGCATTCTGCAGTACCTCAATATGCTTTTCTGATTCCTCAGCCTGTAAAGACGCCCGCTCAGCTGCTGCTGTGGTTTCAGCTGCGTTTTTGCCTCTGTTGCGGCCCAGTCCGAACGAAGCCACAACCAGACCGGCAATTACGGCCAGCACAGTTAATAGCGTTTGCATCAGATCAAACCGTTGTAGGCGTCATAGGTGCCGCTGCGCATAACCTCAGCATGACGGCGTGCGCGGTCAGGTGTCTGGCGCGCCCAGAGGCTATTCAGCATTCCACCAGCTGCACCGGCAAAATCACCGCGTGCAATCATGCCCAGCGTTTTAGTGAAACCAGCCAGACCAGCTACCCCCATCTGATAAGCCATACTGCAGAGAATATCGCGACGTGCGTCGTTACACTGGGCGAGCGCAGCTACAATTGCGGGCTGTCGATTCATTGAGACGGTTTTGGCATCTACCAGGCATTGTTTCCAGACATCGCCAACAGGGCGCGGAACGGTAAACTGGTACTGGCTGATTGGTACGTTCTGAGGGCCAATCCTGATACCACCGGCAACCGTTGGAAAATTGCGAGTGTCCCAATAGGGAGTTTCGCAATAACCCTCCTCAAAATTTAGGATTTCAATGATTCTACTCATCATCTTTACTCCGTGGTGGGTATGAAACAATGCGTGCAACATTACCTCGCACCGCAAATACAGCCGCGCAGATCAGCGCGTTCGCTACAACTACCGGCCAGCCGCTGGCATGGTATTGCCCGAACAGCCATAGCAATGCGAAATTGCCATAAAACAGAATCAGACCTGCAGCTATCCATGAAATACCGCGTTTATGTGTTCGCCCTGTTTTGCTGAACACCATCAGGCGCAACGCAATAGCCGCGCAAATGGCGACATCAATCACTGTCAGGAAATCGCTATTAATCATGATTTCTCCCCCAGCCATTTTTTAACGAATGGCAGTTTTGAAACGCCACCATTTTTCAGCCAGAAATAGCCTTGCACCGCAGCAGCGGAAATAACGACAGCCGCCAGGGCATCAAGTGGTTTTTCCCGATAATCGAAATAGTCCTCTACTTTGTCCGCTACAAATCCGGCCCCAAATACGCCAGCTGCATAGCCAAACAGGAAATAGCCGAATATCTGTCGTCGCGTCAGGTCGCTGGCTGTGACGATAAAACACATCGACCCGGCAAACGCTCCAAACGCGATTGAGTAATCTACAGAGGTGATAAAACCCACCAGCGCAGACGTGACAATGCCCCAGCCAGCTGCGGTTGCTGTAGCGCCGGTGCTTAATGGCTCAGCCATTAATGTTTTCCCCTTGTTTAATTTTTTATGAAAGCTATAACCTTTCCATGTATTAGTTTGAAACTAATCTTTTTAAGCACGCCTTGCCAAACATAAATTTAGCTTACAAATACCCCTATTAAAAGCAACTCAACACCCCTTAAAATGTCAAATGCAAGGAACTTTACTCTATGAAAAGACAAATAAACACAATAAACAACCATTTTTGTGGTAACGACTGTACTACGTTACAAGATATTTTGCGTACGCGTTAATGTTTCTTTATGATACCTGCACCCCCATTTGGATCGGACGAAAAATGAACAAGCCCATTATAAAACACGTAATAGTGCATGAATTAATTAAAGAAAGCGGTGAAGATTTTGATTACTCTAAACCTTATAACCTTAGAAAGACTGAACTTGTTAAAACCAATGTTATAGTTAATAAGCTAGTACAAGACGTAATAAAGTTATATGGATCGCGTGGCAACACTGCTCATTATGGTGTATTTAAAAATGACGAAAAGAAGGGGCCTATACCCGGCGCCTTTGAACATTATTCCTCACTTCCAGATTATAGCTCGAAAGAATTCATAGCTCTATCTAAATCCATAATGCACCAATTATTCGAGGAAGCTAAAGGACAGACGTGGCCTTCCGGAGGTTATATTGTCTTTACAGATTATATTTCAGACGGAATTCGTTTTTTGTTAATCACAATGTTAAAGAAGAAAGGCGGCATGAGTATTAGTGCAGCCTTGGAACCTCAGGAATTAGTACACCTTGATTTAAGCAACATAAATCAGGCAGCTAAAGTTAATTTTCATTTATATTATGAATATGTGAAGTCTGATGAAAAAGCTCGAGCAGAGTTAAGTTACCTAAGCTTTGTCAGTAAAACAAAAGGGCAATCTGCCTCGGCTTACTTTATTGCAGCTCTAGGTTGCGATAAAGGAATTGCATCATCTGGTGCCACGCGCACCCTGCCTAAAGAATCTCGAAGTTATTTCAAGACCGATGAAAGGTTAAAAGGTCTAGCCGAAAGCTTCAGAAGCAAAGTAATAAGATATTTGGACGAAAAAAATGAAGATAAACAACCTGCAAAACTTGCTGATATTGCAGATTTAGCTTCAGCTCATATGACTACTATAGAAGAAGATGAGAGAAGTGAATTAGTTGAAGGGTTCATGAGGCATTTAAATAATGAAAAAGTTCGCATACCATCTGAGTTTGTAATCAATAAGCCAACATTAGATAAAATAAAAAATGTTTCCTATAAAGATAAATTATATAGCTTCAACTTTGATAAGGAATTGCTTGGTGAAACTTCTGATGCTATGATTTACTATGATAGCAAAAAAGGAAGCCTTGCGTTTAATAAGCTTCCAGCAGAAGCGAAAGCTAAAATAGAATCAGCAATTAAAGAAAGAAAGCAATCGTTAGATAAAAAATTAAACACTCCTAAAGAGTAAATTGCGAAATGACAGATTTATTTAAAATAGTGCAACTCTTCAGAGCATCCAATGGACCATCCTTTGATGGCATCATGATTAGTGGCACTGTTTTATTTTCTGATTTAATGAGTAAAGTTTTATCTGACATTTTATGTGAATCATTTTCATCAGGTCGATTTGATGATTTGGAGATTGATGGAAATTCCATTGATAACGCTTCAGAAATACCACCTAAATGGGGTTTATGTAATTACTCTTTCATAGTCAACCAGAGCGATGCTAACCGATTCTACTTGAATAGCGATGATTTCGTTTTGGAAAGTTGTCTCTCTAAAGGATTTTTTCCTACTGATTATTACATTGTTAAAGATGATTTTTACTCTGGAGAAACTAGCAAACCAAAATTCATTGACACAATTGAGAAAACCTTAAAACTTATAACCTCCTTAGCCAAAATTGCTCACTATCATGATATTAAGGTTGATGGTAGCAGTAGTTTTTACCGCTTGGTTTTTGTATTGCACTCTGAATCAAAATCCACATCAGCGGTAATTGAAACATCTTTAACTACAGAGATTCTAAAAATTGAAAATTTGAATGTTGAGCTTATAGAAAGCTTGGTTTCATTAAATCCATTAAGTGATGCTCATTATGATGAGAAAATCAGTACATTTAGAAATACATTAATTGAATATATTACCGCAACAAACCCAAGCTTCTCGGATCTAGTTAGAAACTGGGAAACTGTAACTAGGCTTTACAAAAACAATCTTGCCGTATATATGTCTGCATTTTCATTCCATAAAACCCGACAGGAAATTGCTGACGCCGAAATTGATTTTGCTGAAAAAATCTCTAAAACCCTACTTGAATTATCCAATAAAGTTTTGGCTATTCCTGTTTCTCTTGTCGGGGCAATTGCCTTACTCAATCTTATAAACAAATCAGAAATAGCACTAGGTGCATTAGGCTTACTTTTAACCTCATTAATAATGCACTTGGTAATAATATCTCAGCAAAATCAATTTTATCGAATCGTCCATGCTAAAAATATTATCTTTGAATCTATGGATAAAAAAATAAAAGATAACAAAATTTACCTAAAAAATAACAGCGACATTATTAATAGCATATCCGAAGCAAAAGAAAACCTCTCAAGAAACGAATTATTTTGCATTAAAGTTTTGCGCTTTTTATTGTTAGCATCATGGATGCCAGTCTCTGCCGGCATCCTGATAATATTATTCAAATATTTAAGCTAAAACGCATAGCATTCCTTCAATAAACCCTATCGCCGTTTGTAAATCCTTACGAATAGTACCGTCAGAACATTTACGCTTTTTAGCTATAGTTCGCAATGAGACCCCAATAACAAAATGGACAATTATCAGCTCATATTCGTCAGGTTTGACTCTTTTTAGTTTTGCCACGCATTTATCAATGACTATGCCTTTTTCATCATCACATTGATCACGACTTTTTCTCCCATACGGTAATAATCCCTTAAAACCTGCTGCTATAGGCTGCCAGTCAACTTTACTATTATCGCTAGCTGCCCAAGCACCCCATAACTCTAAATCCTGAGTCATTTTCCCCATATACCCTCCACACAATTAATTTTCTACTGAACAGATAACGCCAACGGAAATCGCGTAATCAAGGAACCGAAACAGCAGCACAATCTGGCTGCCATATTTCGCCTCAAACGCCTTTACATTCCGGGGCAACTCATCGTGATACGCTCTGCAAAGCGACATCATAAATAAATCAAGTGATCTAATCCCATGCCCAACCAATCATGCTCAACAACTTTATGAGATTTATGCACATACTAATGCTATCAAAAAAGCATGAGATTAATCATTGAAAACTTTTAGAAATTCATAAATGACTTTGCTATTGCATTCTTTCATAGTAAAGCCAAAAAAAGCACATATTTTAAACAGGCTAAGTTAGATAAGCTTATCTTTTAAGTGTTATTTGCGTATGAAGACACCATCTAAAGCCAAAAACTCCCTACTTATCACTTTTCAGTAAAGCAAAGCTTAACATTGGTTAGGGAAAAGCTTACATTTACACTTTATGTCATCTTAAGGTTGGAACGGATATGAAAGATTTGTTTGGTGGTTTTTATGGAGCTACCGAAGCTGAAACGAAAAAATTATGGAGAAGCAATAAAAGTGTGTTTGTCTTTGATACCAATGCTTTACTTCTACTCTATCGTTGTGAAAGTGAGACTCGAGAAGCATTCTTTAGTCAATGGGAAAAAATACAGGATCGTGTCTGGCTTCCGTATCATGTCTGCCTTGAATATCAGCGAAACAGACTAACCGCCATAAAAGATCATGTTATGGAACTGAGGCACTCTAGCGATCATATTTCCTCTCGAATATTAGAAGCATCCGACATTAATAAGTTTGACAAGAAGCATGCTGCAACTATACGGAGATATGATAGCTTAAGAGACAAAGTAAGCGAATTGAGCTCACACCTTCAGAGTACAGTAGACAAATTTGTTGAAGAACAGATAAACACTAGAATTCACGAGGCAGACTTTTTAAAAAACCATGACACAGTAAGGGATCGCATCAGTGAATTAGCAGGGAATCGCATAGGTAAAGCGCCTAATCAAGAAAACATCCATGCATTAGAAAAAATGGGTGAGGTTCGCTACAGTAATCAAATCCCCCCAGGTTTTGAAGATGCAAAAATTAAAAAAGAAGAAACATTTTCCTACAACAATATAATTTACAAAAGGAAATTTGGTGACTGGTTCATTTGGAATGAAATTCTTGATTATTCATCTGAATATGAACCCAAAGCTGTAATATTAGTTACCAATGACAATAAGAAAGACTGGTGGTTTGAAACCGGAGGTCGGACCAGAGGGCCATTAGAATCACTAAAAACAGAGCTATCTGAAAAAGGAAAAGGTTCTCAGCTACTATTATACTCATCTGCTTCGTTTTTGATTGCTGCAAACAGCCATCTGGATGGCAAAGAAACTTCCCCTGAGTTAATTAAAGAACTAGAGCGAGCATCTGAAAAGTCGACTACAATCCACTTGTCATATAAAAATAAATTCGCTAAAAACAGCTTTTATAGACAGCTCCATTCTTTAAATAACTCGATAGATACACGAAGTAGTGATAGATATTATAAAAACATCCTTAATTATATTAATCACCTTAAACACGGACAATTACCTTCAGAGTTGCTCGAGCGAATCTCTACACTTTTAGATGATGAAAACCTTCCACCAAGATATAGAGACCAATTAACAGCTCTTTATAATGAAACCTTGGGAAGATATTTTAATGAGCTCCCTACTGACTTAAAGGAAAATACGGATAGCGATGATGACGACGACTGGGTATTCTTTGAAGATGAAGACGAAGAATAATAAATTTTAAATTCAAAACATGGCAACTACATTATAAAAAATATGTAGTTGCCATTAACGTCTTTATGTTAAAAGCTTGTTTCTTCAGCAACGATAAACCATCATCCTATGCATTTTTGACCAAGATGGTGCCGTTGTTATTTATTTCTTACTTCGTGAAAGCCTAGTATCCTTTTGCGGCCTGAATGACATCCATGAACTCTGCGACCTTCAGGTAAGTTTCAAATGTCAAAGTAACGCGTGTGCCCTCCTCATCCTGCTCTGCCTGGCAATGTTTGGCTAACAGCTCGACCAGCTGGCGAGACTGTTTAGCACTGAATTGCGTCATGGCTGCGGCCTTGGTCAGTTTTTTCTTGCCCGTGGCTTTTGCTTTTTCCAGCTCCGTTTTTGCCACCCTGCCTGCTAACGCACCATGTTCACGAACCAAAGCGACAGCGGTAGTGGCTGCAACCTCTTTGTTTTTGACCAGTGCGATCAAATCATCGCCAGACGTTAGTAGCGCAAGGTGATTTTCAACGTCAGTGATCGATCGTTTTACTTTTTTGGCAATCTGCGCCGGTTCCCAGCCCTGATTAATCAGGCGCTGATATGCAGCTGCTCTCTCCAGTGGTTCCAGTGCGCGTCCCTGGCTGGATGTGACCATGAAGGCGATACGGTCTGCCTCGCTGCCCACGAAGTCTTTGCATTCCAGACGGATGTCATAACCGGCCTCCTGTGCCAGTTTTGCGCCGTAGTAACGGTGGTGGCCATCGATGATTTTTATGCCCTGCTCTGTTACCTGCACAGCGAGCGGAGGCACATGCTCACCAGCGATGTAGGCATCGCGGAATTCCTCGACGTGGGTCTGATCGATTTCCCGGATGTTGTAACCAATCTCTACATGGAGTTCATCAACGCCCAGCAGGTAGGTTTTGCGGGTAGTGATGTTCGTTTCAGTTTTAGATTTGTTGTCGTAAATTTTCGATAGTGTAGTCATTTTTGATATCCCTTAATAACCGCGAAACCCTTCTGGGGTGGCGTAATCCACTGGGGAAATGTCTGTAATTGACCGCTGAACCGGGCCGAGCCTGAGTACCAGCTCATCCCATTTTTCGCGGAGTTTTGACGGGCTGAGGATGTTCCGGCACCAGAACGGGTCGCCCTGAACGCGTTTGAACATCTTGCAAATCTGGTAGTGAGTGCGCTGGTCCTGTGAGCACATCAGGCGCACGTCATTTGCCCACGCTGTCCAGTTCGGCTCTCTTGGCCTTGCCAGTTCGCCATCAGCCTCAGCCGCTTTTTCGTAGAGGTGGATGATCTGCTCCCATATCCACTGCGCACATTTCAAATCCTCTTCACTGCCCCACATGCTTCTTTTGGGGCTGTACACCACCGCGTCTGAATCACCAGACAGGGGTTTATCCACAGGCAAAACGTCCGGGGGCGTAGCTCCAGGACATATAGGTTTTTTATCTGATGGATCATGTTTTGAATTTACTGACGGATCGTCGCCAGATTCTGGCGGGTGAAAACCCGGATTCTTGCCAGATTCCGATGGGTCAAAATTTGAGGGGTCAAAATTTGGTGCATCAGATTTTGACGCGTCAGATTTTGATGTGTCAGTTTTTGATGCATCAGATTTTGATGGGTCAGAATCTGATGCGTCAGAATCTGGCTGGTTAGCATAGGCAGCCTCTCGCAGTTTCCTGACGTTCAGCTGATACATGTTCGACGTGTTACGGTTGCCCTTGCGCCGTGTAGTGCTGGTCAGCCAACCATCGGCCTCTAGTTTGCGTATCGAAGTGCGCACCGTGCTGGAGCCTGCACCAATCTGACGGGCTATGGTGGCGATTGACGGCCAGCAGATACCCTCATCACTGGAGAAATCAGCCAAGCGCGCCATGATGGCCACGCTGGTGATTTTCATACCTGACGCCGCGCAACCGTCCCAGACGTATGCAGACAATTTCACGCTCATCCAACTCTCCTGAACTTCTGGCCCCACAGATTGCGGGGCTGGACGCAGACGTGCGGATAGCCTGGACGCCTGAACAGCACCCTGTTATTCGCTACATCAACGCCAATGGTTTCAACAATCACACCGCGTGGGTCGGCATAGCGTGCAACCCACGGCTGAATAATCTCGTCTGATGTCTGGGGCATTTAGCCCCCTGATTTACGTACTTTCTGGAGGTGCTCACCCACAGCCCACTCAACGAAACTGTGGTTAACGGCGTGATGGCCATCAGGTAAATTGAGCGAATAACGGAATGGCTTCTGGCTGGTCCCGCCTGTCATGGGCAGGCAGCGGAATTGCGGAAAATCCGGGGATCTGTTTAAATTATTCACGCGATTATTTCTCCACACTAATTGATGTAGTCGCCGAAAGCGCCGGGCTGCAACCTGGCGCTTTCACTTTTCTGGGGCGCAAAAAACCCTGTAAACCAGCGTCGTGTGCTCCTGTAATTTGGTAATGGCACGGTGTAGCTCCTCGTCAATCACCTCACGCTCATGCGGTTCAACCACTCCATCCTCAATAGCTGCCCTGACCTGCTGCGAGTACCGGGTGATCTGCTCGATTGCTTCCAGCAGTCGCTGATTGATATCGCCGTAATCCACCAGCTCAACGTCCGGCAATGGCACGAACACGCCGCCAGATGCCTTAGCAACGGCATCGGCGATATGACGAGTTCCACCAGCCCGCTGTAACAGAATCGCCCAACCCAGCGGGAATATTTGGTCACCCTCACCCCTGAGTCGGTTCAGCAGTGAGTCAACAGAGGTGCCATCATCGTCACGAGATTTTTTCTTGCCTATCCAACTTACAGCCTCCTCATACCCTCCCGACAAGCTCGTGATCATGTCTCTGACAGCATTCACGTACCAATCGGGCTGCATGAGAAGCCGCCATTTCTGTTTATTGCCCACGGTTCAACTCCTCCGGCTGTGGTTTGTTTATCTGGCGCAATGCGTAGGATAAATATCAGGACGGAGCTGATTCCTTGTCACCTGCCCACCAGTGTGCTGCTCTATGGCCTGGGCGAGTGAAAAGCCCGCTTTTTTGTGACCGGCAAAAACCAGCCGGAGATAAGCAGTGCTGGAGCCTAAAATCTCAGCCAGCGCCTCCCGTTCTTCCAATGACAGTGAATTCCAATAGCTTCGCATAAATATGTACCTCCGGTGTACATAATACACATGCAACTAGAACCTTCAAGACCCTTGTTCCCATTTGGTACACGTTATTCAATAGCGTCATGAAAACTATCAAAGAAATCCGTCGCATTAATGCGAGAAATTTGCGAGACAGCGCTGGTGGCAACTCATCGTTTGCAAAAAAAATTGATCGGGAGCCAACCCAGACCAGTCGATTCCTGGGTGAAAATGCAACCAAAAATATTGGAGATGATTTGGCGAGACATATTGAGGATTGTTTTAAAAAACCAATTGGTTGGTTGGATCAGGATCATCCCGAACAAAATATCAACAGTATGGATTTAGAGAGAGTTTCTGGCGGGTCTTTGACGATCCACAATGTGCCCGTCATCTCATGGGTGCAGGCTGCCGCATGGACTTCAACTAACCATGACGAGGTAGATTTGAGCGCGTTAGAGGCCTATCCATGCCCTGTCCCATGCGGCCCCACTACATACATTTTGAGAGTCACTGGTGAGTCGATGATCGACGAATACAAGCCTGGTGAAATGATTTTCGTTGACCCTGATGTGGCACCTGTTCATGGTGACGACGTAATCGCACTTATGACTGACTCAGGTGAAACTACGTTCCGGCGTCTGATTGAGGATGGCAGCGAACGCTATTTGAAGGCGCTTAATAAAAGCTGGCCGGAGCCTTATATCCGAGTAACTGATAACTGCACAATCATTGGTACAGTTATATTTTCGGGTAAACCCCGGAGATACCAAAACCGTTCCTAAATATTCGAACGAAAGTTAAAAAACAACCTGCGAAAGCAGGTTTTTTTACGCTTGACATTGTACCTCACAGATACATAATGAACCCACCTTTACCGGGTACATGTACTCAAGAGTTTTTAGTGTGGAGAAACGGCGGTGGGCTATTGCAGTAGCCCACCAGCCATAATCGAGGAAATGATTATGATCCAGGACATCGACGATCTGATTACTGAAATTTTCGACGAATACCCCCAGCCACGCCTCATCTGTAACACCCCTGGCGATTACACACCGAGGCTGGTTTCGCAGCTCAACCTTAAACGCACCGCGCGCACCAGAATGCCATTAACTCACTCACCAGCATGTTCCCGCCCTGCTCAGCAGGAGGCGCAACTATGAAAAAACTCGCCCAATATCGCCGCAGCAACGGTCCGAACGCCGGTTTCAGCGAGAAATTAGCGTGGCAGCTATCAAAAGGCCCGGCGACAGGCCAAGAGCTGGCGGAACGATTTGGCATGAGCCTGCGTGAGTTCAATCGCCTAATCATTAATACGATGCGGCATGGCGGCAAAACGCTGCGGGTTGAGGCTTCCAATCCGGTCTGTCTCGGTGGCGACTCTATCGACCGCACCTACACGCTGATCAGACGTCCACGCCGGGTTGCCCCGCAGGCATTACCGCCAATGGTCATTAACCAGAGTAATGACCGGTCAGAGGAGGCTATCAAGCGCCACCGTGCTGCAGCTAAACGACGCGCCCGACTGATTGCCAGCGGGATTTACATGGAATGTATGGGTTAAGGAGTCTGGAATGAGTGAAGTTAAACGTTATTCCCATAATGGGCTGAGGGGAATGTTGGAGCACAAGGCGGGTCGTTATGTAAGTTATGAACGCTACGCTGCCCTTAATGCAGAACGTGACGTGTTAGCGGCTGAGAATGCGATTCGTGGAGAAATAATTGTTCGCCTGATTGGTCAATACAGTGCGGCGGGTTATCACGCCGTACAGAATTCACTAAATCCTGCACAGTCACTGCTATACGACGCCATGCAGGTGCTGAAACAGCCAGCCACCGACGCCTACCTTAACTCTGTGCGCGCTGAAGGTGTTGAGATGGTTAAGGCACATCCCGCAATAAGCCTCTGCGCACTCACGCATGTCTGCGAAGAAATCGCAGCCCAACTCCGCGCCGGTAAGGGTGGTGAAAAATGACGGTGAAAACTCATACCGGAACGGTGATCACGAAGACCGGGAAAAAACAGGTCAGATTGCACCAGAGCGCCACAACCTGGGTAGTTAGCGGCAAAGAATATTACTACAAAGAAACTGGCCGCCGTGGGGGTGCAGGAGGAACACGCGCCCGCCTGCTGTTGGATAGCATCGAGCCTATCTCAGTGAATGAAATCGTCAAGGATGGTGAGTGATGGATGCTGCAGCCAAAAAGAAATACCTCTCCAAAATCCAGAAATTGATGCGTCTTGCAGAGAACACCAGCAGCCCTGCAGAAGCTGCCAGCGCCATGTCAAAGGCGCAGGCATTTATGCGAGAGCATGGCCTGAGTGAATCAGAGGTCGTGTTCTCTGAAATCAGCACCAGTGAGAGCAAAAGCTCTCCAAGTGATGCAGAGAAACCACCTCTTTACATGGTCTATCTGACTACAACCATAGAAAAGGCGTTCGCTGTTAAGTGCCTTGTAGGTTGGAGAGCAACCTCTGGCTACCGCTACAAACGCGTCGTTAGTTTTTACGGGTTGGATAACCGTGATGTTGCAGCTGCGTACATTTTCGACGTTCTGACACGCCAGATTAAGCAGGCGCGAAAAAAATTCATCAACGAGCACTGCGAAAGTTGGCTTGCCCCGAAGCGAAAGGCAGCACTGGCTGACCAATTTTGTGAGGGTTGGGCCTCTGGTGCCTATCACGCAGTGCAAGAGCTGGTCATCGATGAAGAGCAGGAGGCCAAAATGAGTGCCTACGCCGAGAAACTGAAAAATGAGGGCATGGGTAAAGCCAAGGCCCGTAACAGTAAAGATGATGACAGCCCCTCTCATGCTAAATATCTCGGCTACCAGGAAGGTAAGCACGCAAAAGTGTTTCATGGAGTTGATGGAAGCAGTAATGGCCCTGCGCTAATCGGTATGACGGAATAAAGATGTCCGGTAATGAGGTTTGATTATGTCCAGAATGGTTAGCCTTGAGGATTGGGCTAAAGATGAATTTGGAGAAGAGGCTCCAAGCGTGCGCACTTTGAAGGCGTATGCGAAAGGCAAAATGATGGCCCCACCAGCGGTAAAGGTTGGCAGGAAATGGATGATTGATCGCGAGGCGCGATTTACCGGGATTCTCGCCGCACCGAAATTAGCACCAACAGCAAACCCAAAATTGAGAAGGATTATCGAGGATGGCTGCAAGACCGCGCACCCATAACATTACAATCCCCAACCTTTATTCAAAGCTGGATAAACGCACTGGTCGTGTGTATTGGCAATATAAGCACCCTATCACTGGAAAATTTCACAGCCTGGGCACTAATGCTGATGAAGCGAAACAAGTCGCAAATGAAGCCAACGCCATTATTGCAGAACAGCGCACCCGTCAGATCCTCAGTGTTAACGAGAAGATCGCAAAAATGCGGGAATCGCGGGAATTTATTACCGTCACGACCTGGCTTGATCGTTACCTTGAAATACAGCAGGAACGTCTTGAGTCAGGCGAGATAAAACTAAATTCCGTGAAGCAGAAAAAGAAGCCGGTCGAATTACTACGCCAGAATTGCGGGATGATGTATTTAAAGGACGTTGGGGCGTTAGAGGTAGCGGAGATAGTCGATGCTGTTAAAGCCGAAGGCCATAACCGAATGGCGCAGGTAGTGAGGATGTCGCTTATTGATGTGTTCAAAGAGGCCCAGCACGCTGGGCACGTTCCCCCTGGCTACAATCCAGCACAGGCCACTAAACAGCCGCGCAACCGGGTTATACGTCAGCGTTTGTCACTGGATGAGTGGCGGGCCATATTCAGCGCTGCAGAAGATCACCCGCCCTATCTTCAGTGCGCAATGCTATTAGCTCTGGTCACAGGCCAACGGATTGGGGATATCTCTAATATGCAGTTTTCGGACATCTGGGACGACATGCTGCATGTTACTCAGGAGAAAACCGGCTGCCGTGTTGCCATCCCTCTAAGCTTGAGGTGCATGGCCATTGATATCTCACTCAGGGAGGTTGTCGCCAAATGCCGCGATGCGGTTGTGAGTAAATATCTGGTCCATTTCCGTCACTCAACCTCACAGGCCGTCCGGGGAGATAAGGTTTCTGCCAGTTCAATTACGACGACGTTCAAAAAAGCTCGGAATCACTGTGGACTGACCTGGGCTGAAGGTGCAGCACCCACCTTTCATGAACAGCGTTCGCTATCGGAACGTCTGTATCGTGAACAGGGTTTGAACACTCAAAAGTTACTCGGCCATAAGACTCAGAAAATGACTGATCGCTATAACGATGATCGCGGAAAAGACTGGATTGTGGTTGCTGTGTGA